TTATCTGCATTTACAACGAATCCAGGGATTGATTCTAAAATAGTACAAACATCAGGAGATGCAACGATAAAGTTAGCACCACCTCTTAATGTTAATTGATGAATCTTATTAGAAACTTTGTTCAATTTAACACCTAAAGTTTGGAACCATGCGTTCTTAGTGTAAGCGTTAGAAGAACCACCAATGTTAGACCAAGTACCACCTACATATTCCTCACCTACAGTTGTAGACCAGTATTCAGTAGTTAATGCGTTGCTCTTTAACATATCTAAGATTTCTAAATCAATCTCTAAAGAGATATAATCAGATAACATAGAAGTTAATTCAGCTTCTGCATCAATTGAGTGGTAAGCGTTCAAATCTTGTGCTAATTCAGGAGTCCATACTGCTTTCAACTTACGAGTCTTAGCAACGATAGCCTCAGATTTTAATTCAAGATCGATTTCAGGAATATCCAATGCAGTTGTTGTGTTACCAGCAGAGTTTGCAGTTGAATCTTCGAAATCACCTCTATCGTAAGCTACAGGAACTTCAGAATAAGTAATAGTAGCTGCACCAGCGTTTGCTAATGCTGCTCTTTGTGCTAATGAAGCAGATACGAATAATACTACGTTAGTACCAGATACATAGTTAAATTGACCTAATGTAGAGTGTACACCAGCAACTTGGAATGAACGTACAGCGTCAGTATCAGCGGTTGCTGAAATGTTAGCTTTAGGGATAGTCAACTTAACGATTGAACGTCCAGTTGCTACTACATCAGCTACTGATTGAGAGTATGCTGAATCAAAACCTAAATCTACCCAAGAAGCTGAAGCTTGTGCAGTTGTGTTAGCTGCTACAGATGCATCATTTACTGAATATCCGTAACGTCCTTCACCATAAAGACCGTTTACAGCTGCATCAGTTCTACCGAAGTTAGAAGCTGAACCAGTGATGTTAGTACCACCAAAAAGTGATTCACCACCGAATTGTCCAGCACCACCTTGTGCAGAACCATATTTGAAGTCTAAGAAGAAGATAAGACCTGAAGGTAAGTTCATAGGTTGTACACTTACGAATTCCTTAGATGCGATTTCTCCGAAGATTCTTCTTACTAATGGTAAAGCAACACCAGACCATTCTTCAGAACCTGAAGTAGTACCAGTTTGAGTTGCTTCGTCCAACAATTGTTTTGCTTGGTTCTCTAATAGAACAGCCATAGAGTGTTGGTCTCTTTCTTTCATACCTTCTAAAAGGCCAGTTTTTTCCCATTTAGTCTTTAACTGACGAGTTTCAGCTAACATTACCGATTGTGGGTTCTTGCCTTCCATAAGTTTGCTTAAATCAAAATTTGCCATTTTTATTTATTTTTTTATGGATTATTATTTAATGATACCAGCTAATTGCTTAAAGCGATTTGCTAATTCATTTGTGTTTTCTGCGATGATTTCTTTTGCAGGTGCAGTAGATGGTTGAACTTTAGAAGCAATACCTTCAGAGATATTCTTCTTAACAGATGCAACTTTTCTTTCAGTTCCTGTGAATTTCATTGATTCAGAAAGTGTAGCGTAAACTAATTTAACTTCTCTTACAGAAGTTGTTCTATCTAAATTTTCAACAACTTTAACTTTTTGTTCGTTAGTTAAGTTATAACCTCTGAACAATTTATTAGCGTATAATAATTTAGCGTTTAAAAGGTTTACTTCGTTGATTGTACCTTTCAAAGATTTAATCACAGCCATTGCTTCTTCTAATTCAGCTTTTAATGCTTCGTTAGCAGCTGCAGCAGGTGCTTCTTCTTCTTCAGCTTCGTCTTCTCCGTATCCCATTTCTCTTAGAATTTCGTCTAAGTCGATTTCATCATCAGCCATTTCAGCATCATCTGCTTCCATAGCTGGTGCTTCAGTTGGTTCAGCTGCTACTGGTTCTTCAACCGGCGCTTCATCACCTTCCATAGCTGGTGCTTCAGCGGGAACTTCTTCCTCACCTTCTTCACCTGCGATTTGAGCTTCTAACTCTCTGATGATAGATTCTAAATCTAACTCATCTTCATCCATGTCATCATCTGATTCCATGTCTTCACCTTCCATAGCTGGAGCTTCTTCGTGTGATTCTTCATCACCCATTTCTTCTTCGCTTTCAGTAAGGTCTTTAACTTTGTCATAGTCTTCTAATTCTTCACCTTCAGGTGCAGTTTCTTTAGAAATACCACTTAGGTCAGTTTGTGCTGAATTTGCTGCGTCTGCTGGTTGTTTGTTATCACCCGTTCCAATCCCAGTAGATACATCATTATCTTCGTTCATATCTGCTTCTTCTTCATCACCTTCCATTTCGGCTTGTAATTTCTTAGAAAGAATAGATTGTAAACGAGGAGTAAATGCTTCTTCTAATGCGATTTTTGCGTTAGCGATAGCAGTTTCACGTACAGCTTTAGCATCAGCAATTGCTTCTTTCAACAATTTTGAACTTGCCATTTGTTTTCCTTATTTATCGGATTTCTTAAGCTATTGAATTTGGAGCTTAAATAGAATTTTTTTATTGGCGTTTTGGTCACTACACATAAAGGTGAGTATTCATTACCAATGGAAAAACCTATATGAAATAGGTTATTGTATCAATAAATATATAAAAGTTTATCAAAACGTAAAAATCTATATATTTCTTTAGAATTTATTTTTTCTTTCCCATAAAATGCAGCTGGTCTAAATCATAATCTGCATATAAAGATGTAACTTTTCCATCAAGTTCATCTTCCAATCTTTGCTTTTGTATATTTAACTTTTTAAGGTTTTCAACATTTTGTTTAGCCTTATCAGTTCCTTTGTTTGATTTATATTTTTCTAATTCAGATTGAATAGTAGCTACTACCTTTGCTATATCGTTTTGAATTGATGCAAATCCTCTACCCTTTGCTTCAGTTACCGATTCATTAGGTACACAATTTGGAACTTGTCTTCCACCCTTATTTTTCATACCAACTTGCTTATACCCTTTCCAACAAGGTGAATCTTCAGCTATTCTAGCTTCGTTTTGTCCGTATTCGTGATAGTTACCGGCTGCTTGAGAAATGTAGTTTTCTGCTTTAGAAATATGGTCTTGAATCCAAGCAGGTATTTCTTTTTCATTCTCACCCATTTTAGCTTTCAATTCAGTTGCCATCTTAATGATAGTATCTAATTGATTTTGTCCCATAGAAACTTCATGGTCTTCACCTTCTGCTTCATTAACAAATGCGTTTGCAAATGGATTAGAAATTACTTTACCCATTTCAAATTTACCAAATGCTTTTTGAGATACCAATCCTCCTAAACGAATCATAATTATTTCTTTTTATTTCCTAATCTTTCATGCATTGTATCAGTGCTGATATCTGCAATTTCATAGTAACGATTTAAGATGTGACCCATATCTTCATATAAAGAATGTAATCTCTCATCCATTGCTTTTGCTTCTAATGCGAATTTATCAAATGATTTACCCATTTTATCTAATTCCTGCATATTTCTTTTTACAGTCACATTATCAAACCAATCACCACTCTCTCTTAGCGTCATTTCTTTTGCAGCCTCAACAATAGCACCTAATGTGTTTGCAACCTCTGTCATATCAGATTGTCTTTTCATTTGGTCTTGGAAAGTGTTGTAAGTAGAAATGATTTCTAAGAAGTGTTTTTTAACTTCAGTAGATAATTTTCTATCTTCTAAGTTTTCAGCTAAGCTGAATTTACCATTAACTATTTTTACTTCTTTCAAGTTAGTCTTACGGATATCATTGTATGCTTTAGCTACAGTAGTTCCTTTTGGTGCATCAACTTTTAAGGTTATCTTATTGTTGTGTACATAATCGTATATGTCGAAATTCTTTGCCATTATTATGCTATTTCAGTTATTATTTCTCTCATTAAATCCTGTGCTTTGCAGTACTCACCACAAACATCAGTTCCTATTTGTTGTAAACCTCTATTGACAGATTCGTTTACAGGCACCATAAATGCACCATGTGTAGATGGATTGGAAACAAAATCCCAACCAATCAATTCAAAGTCATCCTGAACCTTTACTTTACCTTCTCCGATATTAGTTACCGAACCCATACCTCTTGATGAGATACCTAATAGGATTCCAGCTTTCAATAATTCTTTTAAGATGTTACCAGATGGTGTTGGTAGAATTTCTACTGTACCACACAAATCATCCCCTTCCCAATGGATTTCTCTTACGTTATGAGATACGTTTTTTAAATTAATTACAGTAGAATCCGGATGGTCTAATTCACCCAATGCTCTACGTTCTTTAATTAGTATTTCGTATTTCTTAGCTTCTCTCATTAAGATTTCTCTAGGATATACTCTACCATTTTGGTTTTCCGCAGATGCTCTTTGTAGAATACCCTTTACTAAGGTTCTTCCTCCTTCATCTTCATTTACCTTACCTTCGAATAGGTTTGTTTCTATTAAGAGTGATTTCATATTATATTCTTATTTCTTAGATTCCATTTTGCTTCTTATTTTAGAAGCCATTGTACCTAATTGAGATTTATCAATACCTAAACTATCAACTACTTGTGCTACTAATTGTAACTTTTGTGTTGGGTTTAGTTTTGCATCTTTAATTTTATCAATTGCTTGAGAT